ACTTTCTCCGAGAAACCAGAACTGCAGAAGATTGCTGGTGCTACCATCGGTGCCAGAATTAACAATCTTTCCCGTGCTGCTTGGAATATGAATACTGACCTGATGGCAGTATTCAAGACCATTCTAAGTGCAGCAGAGAATAACTCTGTTGCTCCAGAAGATATGCCTGAGAAACTGATTATCGTCTCTGATATGCAGTTTGACCAAGCGTGTCGTTCTAACAAGCGCACCAACTTTGAGCAAATTCAAAAACTCTACCGTAAGGCAGGTTATGAACTTCCTCAACTAGTTTTCTGGAATGTTAATGCCATTGGTGGTAATGTTCCTATCAAAGCACATGACACTGGAACCGCACTGGTTTCTGGTTGTTCTCCATCCATTCTGAAATCTGTTCTGAGTGGGAAAGTAATTTCTCCTGAGGATGTGATGAATGAAACCATTTATTCTGAGCGATATGCTCCAATTGGTGAGGTATTTGCCTGATCAACAAATGAAGGGGGTTGACAACCTCTCCCCCTTCTGTTAAAATAATTAAACGGAAGATAGCCCAATCGGTAGAGGCAGCGGTTATAAAAAATATATCTAGTTTAGATATTAACTGCATTATAAAAATAAGGGCACCGCAAAGTATAGGTTCGAGTCCTGTTCTTCCGATATAGATGGTTCAGCAATTCTCATATGTTTTGGGTACATAAAAGACCATCTAGTTTCACCAGAATAGTGTAATGGTAGCACGCTTAAAAACGGTTATCTTGTAAAAGATACAGACAGCAATTACTAATAATCCATAGGGAGGAGGTAGTCTAGGTGCGATTCCTAGTTCTGGTATCAGACAGAAAACTGTCTGTTTATGGGGAAGTTCTCTGGGGGACCGGAGGTTATCTTGTTTAGATAAAACAGCATCAAACTTAGTAAGTTCGACTCTTATCTTCTCCGCCTGCCGAAGTAGTGTAACGGTAGCACGTTAAAAAGCGGTTATCTAGTCTTAGATACGGACAGCAATTTCTCTAAATTCCATTGTCAGGGAAAGGTTCGGGTTCAATTCCCGACTTCGGCGTTAGGTAATTCAGCAATTAAAACCTCTTACTGAAAATAGGAAAAAAATTACCTAGATATATTAAGATAAGTCAGCAACCACCTTTGGTTAATTCGTTTGCATAAACGATAGATGGTTCGATCCCATTGCATATCTTATCTTGTAAGCCTGTGTACTCCAACTGGCAGAGAGGGTGGACTTAGAATCCATACAGTGTAGGTTCGACTCCTATCACGGGCACTTGACAATCTTACATATATAAACTAAGATTGTCTAATGCGGATGTAGCTCAACGGTAGAGCGCCTGCCTTCCAAGCAGATTGTTGCGAGTTCGAATCTCGTCTTCCGCTCTTGGAGTTTAACTCCAATTTATGTGGGGAAGTGTAGTGGTTGCACAGGAGTCTCATAAGCTCCAGGTTGGTGGTTCGATTCCGCCCCCCGCCACCAAATTATACCGTGGATAGTCCAGTGGTCAGGACACGCAGACAATGCAGTTGGAGTTTGGGTTCGATTCCCAATCTACGGTAACTTCATTCCCATCGACCGAGCAAGCGAACGGGCCCGACTGTTAATCGGAGATTGGTAGGGGCAGTACCTACGATGGGAGTTCTAACCGTTAAAATATTATAAATAATAATAAAGTTGGTGGTTAGGATGTCTGGTAAAAATGTTGTGGAATTTCGTAGAAGAAGAAAAAAATGGGCAGTTCAAGCATTTGGCGGAAAGTGTGGAATATGTGAATATAATAGATGTATTGAAGCATTAGATTTTCATCATCTAGATCCCAATAAAAAAGACTTTTCTCCGTCAGCATCAACTAAAAATAAACAGACCTTTATTGAAGAACTTAGAAAATGTGTTTGTCTATGCTCTAATTGTCACAGAGAAGTTCATTTTAATATTGTAGAAATTCCTTATAATATTATAAGGTTTGATGAAAGTTTCTCCAATATACCTTTTCCCGAAAAACCAAAACATCCTTGCAAAGAGTGTGGAAAATTAACAAACATTACTCAAATATTTTGCTCAGTAAAATGTTCTTCTAAGAACAAAGAAATTGTTGACTGGCCCACTAATCAAGAGTTGCAAAAACTTGTTAATGAAAAGGGTTATAGTGCTACTGGTAGAATATTTGGAGTTAGTGATAATGCAGTCAGAAAAAGGTTAAATCGCTCTGTATAAATATCCAAAGAATATGAAAATATCATGGAAAACATACGAGTTAGATGTAAATCCTGCAATAAGGAAATAGAAGGTCGTCCAGCAAAAACAGTTTCTTGCGGATGCTTTAATATGACAACTATAGTCAATAACAGTAGAATTACTGCACTTGACTTGTCGCAATTAGTAATGCTAAACTCTACTAGTGGCAAACAAAAATCTAATATCCTCACTAATGAGGATATTATGTGGCAAGAGCAGAGAAGACAACGCAAAGTTCGTCGTTTAGATTTTGAAGTTCGTTGATTTTTATGGAGAGAGTCCGGTTGGTCGAGGACACCGCCTTGAAAGCGGCTGGGTGTAAAAGCTTCGCAGGTTCGATTCCTGTTCTCTCCGTTTCAGTAAAATAATATACAAAAATGCTTTATTTATCTTGATATTAACATACAATTGACAGTTTTAATTTAGGGTTGAAACTAAATTACTATATCTATGAATAAATCCCAATGGACGACCATACATACCAGAATTGGGTAAAGATAAAAGAAACTTTTGAAGAATCTGGTAACACTAATAATATGTTCTATAAAAGGGCAGTTCAAATTGTTAAAACAAAAAAAGATCCCTTAGCAAAATATCTTGGGGATGAAAAATAAAACTTTACTAAATTATTAAAATGAATGACAACACTCTAACAAAAATGGAAAGTTTTACTGTAAATGAATTTCAACTTCATTTTGATGAATTAATGGAAAGAGTTGAAGGTGGAGAATCTTTTGTGATTAAAGGTGACTATGGGGATGCCGTTTTGGTTCCCTGTAACGAATATAGTTGTGGAGAACTTGATGAACTTATTCGGATTCACACTGAGCATGAGGAAGGTTGTTGAGACAGTTAGTGAACTGTCCTACTTGACTTCTGACCTCTAACCCCTTATAATAACTAAGTCAACAATTAAAGCAATGACTCTCACTTCTAAATTTAAGAAAGATATTCAAACTCTTCGTGCAGCAGCACATGGCGAATTTTATCTGGATGTGAAAAATCCAAAACTTTATAAGAAAGTTCGTAAGTATTATGAGAATGTTGGTGTCGTATTCTCTGGTGATCCTTTGGATGATTATGAGATTCTGATGGAATATGTCTATAGTGATCTTGAAACTGCAGAGGTTGCATAACTATTAAACCTATCTAAAAAATGTGGAAAATTCAACAATTCTTCGCTACGTCGGAAATATTTTCCTCATTATTGGTTATTATCTTCTCTTATGGGGGGATGAAAAATTTGGATTAATTGTAAAGTTTATTGGAGGATTGTTATTGGTTCCTTCATTTTATTATTATAAAATGTGGGACTCTTTATCTTTATGTGGGTTTTATTTTATTATTGAGATAAGTAAGTTAGTTCATTTATTCGCCACGGATGGGCGTTAACAGTACTGGTGGAGTCAAGTTTGAACCCTGATTTGTCCTCGTCGGATGGACTTTAAATATGCCGACTGGTGCGGATGGGAATCTCTCCCCGCTTGGTTTTCAATTTCCAGATAAAAAATTAATATTGGACATTGAGGAGGGTTGCATAAACTCTCCTTTTTTTGTATAATATATAAGAAGTATTTAAAGAATATTCTATGAGTGTTTATAGGAAAACAGCACTTGTACTTGGTGCTGGTGGATTTATTGGGTCTCACATGGTAAAGAGACTGCGAGCAGAGGGTTATTGGGTTCGTGGCGTAGACCTTAAGTATCCAGAATTTTCTTCAACAGAAGCAAATGAATTCATTCAGGGAGACCTGAGAGATATGAACTTTGTTGAAAGAGTAATTCAGTTTAAAGGATATCTTGGAAACTTTTATCATTTTGTAGCATCACGATATCTTCAACCTTTTGATGAAATTTACCAGTTTGCTGCAGATATGGGAGGTGCTGGATTTGTTTTCACTGGTGAGAATGATGCGGATATTATGCACAACTCTGCAACTATTAATCT